TAGATTTTCAGATAGTAGTTCATCATAATTTTCGGCTAATAGAAACTTAGCTCTTTTGCCATTTCGATATGCTTCATACACCATTCGAAGTAAAACGAAAGATGCCAAAGGACGTCTTATTAAAAGTGTGAATAAGATACTTAAACTAATTACTAACCATGCAAGCGAGCGTGTTTGCGCATAAGAAAACATTATCATGCACATTTCTCCTTCTGCGGTTGTAGGATAATCTGTTAAAATGTGCCATATGTCATGAGTATCACGATATCTTCTCGCCATCCAGCTGTAAGGATGTTTAGCTTCAATCCATTGATCAGCAGCATTTTTTCTACTCATTGCTACAATAGCTAATCGATGATGTTGAAAACAATCAGCTGCGGCCTTACCAACAGATTTTTCAGGCCTATTCACGAGACCAGGCAAATATTCTGATATTTCTTCAGACTTATATGCCATCTCTCCGCCCGTTCGAGTTTCGAGCATTTTTTTATACGTATATTTTAAAGAAGGTCCACTGCCATGACGTACTACTTGTAAAATAAAAATTAAAGCTTTCCCAGGATTATTCAATGCATACTTCATGGGTTTAATTAATTTTTTCAGATTAAGTCCGTATTCGTTTTTCATATTAAAAGTTTCCTTCAAAGAATCCCATCTTCTTGGCAACCCAGAAATCATCTTTCGGTCCACCATCGAAGAGTGGTTCATTTACTTCTTCATCGTGTGTATCATCGCCTGTGCTCATCAGTCCGAATGGAAGCATTTGTTGTTCGAGCATCTTCTCATTTTGCTCGTAAATTTGCATACGAATATCAATATTCGTAATTTCTTTCAGATACGGTTGAGTAGTTAACCACGCAAAGAGAACACAACACATGGCCATGTCATCGTTGCCGTCTTCTGCTTCGTATGACTGGTTACCCTTTAGACTGTTCTTCAGCGAGAAGCGAGTCAACTCATAGATAGTGTCATAATCATATATCAAGAACTTATCAGATTCTACGAGAGTCTTGAGCGTGGCACAACCAACTCTTTTGACTTGCTTCGTAGTCTTGACACCATAGTGAGTGGTAGTAGCAAAACCTCCTGACAGACTTTGTCCTGTTCTGCCGTTATTTGCAGTCACAAGAACACCGTCATACTCAAGATCATAGTGCAAAATGTCGGCCACCTGTTGACCAATATCGTTTGTTTCTACAAGAACAAGAGCATCGTTATATTTGATAGCCGCATTATATATGATGTTCGGATAGATCATCGGCGATATCAAGTTATTTCGATATGCTGCCACTTGTCGATAAGGCATCGTCGATACATTCACAACAATGAAAGCTGAATAGTCGGCGCCGGCTCCTCGAGATGTATCAACTACGATAGCATAGATTGTATCTGGTTCTGGCTCTTCATAGATCTTGAGTCCACCGTCTGCCTGTGCAATCGGATGCTTATAGACCATGTTACGAAGTTTGGTAGGATGGATCAGAGTGTTCGAAGAACCGAGGAACTCGCACTCATATTCCTGTCTAAACTGTTCTTCAGACGTGTTGCTGATCGTCTGTTCTTTCCATGCTTCGTCACGGCCAGGAATCTGTGACCAGTGAACGTCAACACGAGCATAAGCATTTCTACCTTCTTCAGACTCTGTCCAAATACGGTAAAACATGTTCATGCCGTTCGGAGTCGATGTGACCAGCACCTTCGAACTTTGACCGGATGAAATGGTAGGATAAACCGAAGCGAAGAACTCGTCTTGAATGTTGGTCGGAACGAAGGCAAACTCGTCGAGATATACCATGTTCTGAGACGTACCACGAATAGCAGAAGATGAGGTAGCCGAGGCAAGGATTTCAGATCCGTTCTCAAGCTTAATGTTACCCTTGTTCCATTCGGTAACACCCATCTGAAGCCACTTCGGAAGATGCTCGAACATCAACTGAATACGACCAAGGATTTCTCGAGCCTGTCTGTCTTTGTTGGCCAGAATAGCGATCGAATACTCTTCGTTAAATACGATCTTCCAAAGCAAGTATGCGGCAACCGTAGTCGTTTTACCAACCTGACGAGGCATCTTACAGATTACAAAGCGATTCTCTTCGAATGCGAGGATCATTTCCTTCTGGAATTCCCAGAGCGGGAACATGATCAGACCCTTATCGATGTTGACGATCTTACAATAAGTTAAGATAAAGTAGATCGGATCCTCAGAGCACTTAATGTACTCTGCGACTTGTTCGGGAGTATACTCGACCTTTGTATCTGCTCTCTTAAGTCTCGGATTCCCGAGATAGTTTTCACTCGCCATCTTTGTGCTGCTTCAGATATTTCTGTAATTCTGCAGTTGATCCGACAAAGAGGTTGTTTGTGACTTGCTGAGGAGAAGCTGAAGGATCGTCTTCCATGATCTTCTTCTTTTTCGCCTGAAGATCAAGTAAGTCCTTGCTGGCTCCAACCATCGTGCTCATCATGGTAGCCAAAACTTCATACGCTCTTGGATGCTGGCTTTGTTTTGCAACATCCATCAAATCAAAGAGTGCTTCTTGCCCTTTATTAATCACTTCCATCATGTTCTCGCGCGCATACTCAAAGTCGGCTGAGACTTGCGTACTCATCTTCTTTTCGATGACAGCGGGTAGATTATCGCTTGCGGCGATGTTTAAAAATTTGTCAAGTTCATTGCTCATTAGATATTCTCAGTAATTGTATTGATAATGCTATAGTTATCTGTGCTCTTAATATCTTCATATGAGATACTTAAAGCGGTGTTGGTAGTAGGTTGTCCATTCGCTGTGAGTCCAGGTCTCGAAGCCACGACTATTGTATTGGCGGTATTATCGGTGTTTCCTGTCTCGACATCTTCTGGAAGTCTGAACGTTGTTTCTGCAAGTTTGATTAATTTTGATTTCTTCGTTGGTCCATACAAGTAACCTTTCATCGTAAAGCTAAGAGTCCAGATCAGTGCTCTTCTTTGCTCGAAGCTGCCTTCATATTGATCCTGAGAAGTGATGCTATTCAGAATGATAGGAATGTCTCGTGGACCATCAACTTCAGGAACAAGATTGACACTTACTGTAAAATCGGGAGTGAAGTACGGAACGATTTGCTCTACGATACGAGTGCCGTCTTCGGCGTTTTTGACCAAGATATTCATCTCAAACTGCATGTCATAAGGAACAGGTTGATACTGATATTTGACTTCATCATCTGTGCCTGCATTAGTAGATTGCTTCGTCAGCTTATTCAGAGTATTCAACTTGCGAGTAGGATCATACTCCATGGTCGTCATTTCGAAAGAAATACGAGGAAGAATGATACCAACTTGATTATCCATCTTTGGACTTTGCTCGAGTCTTGAAAGTACTTTGTCTTTTGGACCATATGTCAAAGGAACTTTCAGAGTCTGAAGTACTTCTCCGGCATTGCTCAAGCGATTAATATAGATATCGTTGAAGACAGTTCCGAATACGATGATGTATTTTCTTAAACTGTCATGATTCCATGTTCTTCCAAACATTATACTTGTCCCTCACTAAACGGATCTATCTGCGTCCAGTCAAGGATAGTGTCCCCGTCTGTTTCAAACTCGACATTATCTTCGAATGCATCTCCGGCTTGTGTACCAAAATCATAGCTACCTTGTATGATTGGATTTCCTTCTTGAGTAACCAGAAGTAAACCGTCATTCGTCAAGATTCCAAAGGCATCGAGGCTAAGACTACTTAATTTCTCAATACTATCAATGGCTTCAATACCAGTATTTAACTTCTCACTTCCATACTCAAACATCTCGCAAACGAGATCATACATCTGAATAGCGCCCATCTGATAGAAGACAGGCGTTTTATTGACATATTTGACATACATCAAACGATCAGCCATGGCAAGATAAATCAGATCGCCTTCTTGTGGACGATCGATCATTTCTACCGAACCAATCTCGTTCATGAAGTTACGAACAGAGACAGTAAATGTAACCTGATCTCTGATTTCAAGACCAAACTTCGACAAGAATTGTCCGTCACCTTCATAACTCTCATAGCTACGAATATACATGTCAATTAAGTAAGAACTGTTGTACTGTGATAATGCATCTTCTTCGTAGATTTCGTCTTTTTCTACGAGTGTACGAGGACAGTAGAATACATCATGCCCATAAATTTGAATAGACTCGAGAACCAGATCTTCAATTAAGACCTGCTCTTGGCTATTTGTAAAGTTGTTGAAATAGAAGTTGGTCGACATGTATTATCCAATCATATCGAGAACCGGCAGAGAATAAGAAGAAATCATCTCGTCTTCGAGTTTTTTTCTTTCGGCAACAGCATCATCATAAATTTTCTCTCCGTTAAACTGCACTCCACCAGGTAAAGACATTCCAGTAAACTTTGTAAGGTTTGATCCCCATTGTTCTTTGATCAGAGTCGTAGCATAGTTTTGAAGCCAACGATCGTTATAAGCATCTGTCCATGTTTCTGGATCAATCACTTCATAAGCTTCGACGAGTAAGAATTCGCCGACAGCAACTGTGTTCCAATCCATATCAACGTGCAGTCGATCTTTATGACGAGAATAACGAATAGGTTGTTTACCGACAAGGAGCTCATTCATCAAAG